AAACTTTGTCAGGGGGGCGTGTTGCCCCCTTGACTAACTTTCTTTTATGTGATAAAAGCAGGAATCCCCTGCCGGGGTAAACTCCCAGAGGAGCATTCCTGATGAATTATATAACGAGTAACATTCCGTACTTCAAAGCGTGGGTACGAAGAGAATACACCACAGGTCACGATAGATATCACGGTGAATTCTTACACGCAATGGTAATCGGGGTAACCACCCTGCCTATGCGTACCCTGTCATTTCAAGTCTTGTTTACGGGATGCGACGAAGAAGAAAACGTACACGGCGGAGCGATGTGGGCACGTATGCCGCTCACAGCTTTAGTAGGAGACACACCCTTCGATGAATGGCCTGAACCTATTCCTACTTATTTGGCACAGCCGTGGGACTGTCAGTCACATCACCACTCAGTATTTGTCCTCAACAGAGGTACGCCCTGTCCGTGGCTGGCAAAGATAGACGGTGAGTTCTATCCAGCTAAATACTACTTTACTGTAGACTACACAGACACTGAAGTAGCAGACGATCCAGCGCAGCACAAACAGAGTCACGTACTCGAACTCATGGACGCTGGCAAGTGGACGGGCAACATCGTTGCTCTTCCGAATAACCGAGTAAGGGTGACTAACCCTGCATGGTTTGTAACGGGCGATGGCCCACCGGATTTCACTCCTAGTCAGTGGGTCCATCATTCAAAGCAAGACCCGAACTATGTCAGCGATACGGCACGGGTATTCAACAACCTTTACGCGGAGAGCGATTATGAAGAAGATGATGAAGAGTAAAGGCATGAAGCGCGGCGGCAAGATGAAAGCCAAAGGCATGGCAAAAGGCGGTATGCGCGGTGGCCGAAAGATGATGATGAAGAAGGGCGGCAAGGCCATGAAAGCCAAAGGCATGGCAAAGGGCGGTGCAGCAGGCGGTAAGAAGAAGAAAGCTGCAGCTAAACCAGCCATGACCCTTGCAGCAATTCGTGCCGCTGCTAAGAAAAAGGGCTATAAGCTCGTAAAGGCGTAGTCAGATGGCACGTCGCGGATTATATGCCAACATTGCAGCCAAGCGTCGTCGTATCAAAGCGGGTAGCGGCGAGAAGATGCGTAAGGCTGGCAGCAAGGGCGCACCAACAAAGGGCAACTTTAAACGTGCTGCACAAACCGCAAGGAAGAGATGATGGCACGCAAAGCCGACAAGATGCCAGCCCGTAACAAAAAGAACTTTCGGCCAACGAAAGCAGGGGCTGGCATGACTAAAGCCGGGGTGGCTGCGTATCGTCGCAAGAATCCCGGTTCTAAGTTAAAGACTGCAGTCACAGGCAAAGTCAAACCCGGAAGCAAGGATGCCAAGCGTCGTAAGTCGTTCTGTGCGCGTTCTGCTGGACAGATGAAGAAGTTTCCAAAGGCTGCAAAGAATCCGAATAGCCGCCTACGACAGGCGCGGAAGAGGTGGAAATGCTAACTGCATTGATCGGCCCAATAGCAAATCTAGCTGGTACATGGCTAGAGGGCAAGGTCGAAAAGACAAAAGCCGAAACAGGAGCCAAAGTCGCAAGGGCAAAAGCCGAAGCGACTATCATGGAAAAAAAGGCCACGGGGGAACTCGAATGGGACTTAGAAATGGCACGTGGAAGCCAGTCATCGTGGAAAGACGAGTGGCTGGTTATTTTGTTTTCGGTGCCGTTGATCCTTGCGTTCATTCCGGGCATGGAGGGAGTCGTAGCTAATGGATTCGAGCAACTCAAGGCTATGCCGCAATGGTATCAATATTCTCTGGGGGTTATCGTTGCTGCCTCATTTGGCGTTCGTTCAGCTACTAAATTCTTTGGGAAGAAGTAGGTATGGCCGAAGTTACGATGGAGCGCATACTGAAGTGGAAGATACTCCCCCGTTTGATGATGCTGGGGATGTCCCTTTCGGCATGGCGCGTAGTGGAGTGGTTCATGCAACTGCCCGACCCGACAAGCCAACAGGCTGCACTTGTAAGTGTGGTGACAGGGGCAATGACGGGAGCGTTCGCAGTGTGGATGGGACATGAGGCAAAGTGATGATGAATGCACACAATGTAATTCCTAAAATGAAATACGATGTAAATACATTTGTAAACAAGGTTCGCGTACACGAAGGCTTGGTCCTCACGGTGTACAAGGACACCCTCGGCATCGACACTATTGGCATCGGGCGCAATTTACAAGACCGAGGAATCAGTAAAGAAGAACTCGATCACATGGACATTCCCTCCATAGATGCTGTCTACGAACACGGTATCACAGAAGAGGATGCGTATTATCTTGCCACCAACGACATTGCAATCGTAGAGAAGGAACTAGCACGGGCCAAGCCCTGTGTATACGATCTCGACGCTGTGCGGCAACTGATCGTGATGGATATGGCGTTCAATATGGGCGTGCCACGCCTTTGCAAATTTAAGAAGATGTGGGCTGCTATCGAGGCAGGGGACTTCGACACCGCATCCGTCGAGATGCTCGATTCGCGTTGGGCGCGGCAGGTCAAATCAAGGGCGACGAAACTCTCGGACGCCATGAAGAAGGGTGAATTCTAATGAGTGAACGTAAACTATTAACAAAAGAAGACCTGCGCGAGGACAATCGCCCCACCGGGCCTATCGATGCTGCTCTCAAAGCTCCCGTAGGCTCTGGGTTTCTCCGGCCTATGGCTGCATACGCAGGTATGAAATTATTTGGCAAAAAGAAGAACAAGCAAAAGTATGAGAAGATTCACGGTATGAAGATGGCTGTGCGTGGTCGTAAAGCTGATTCAAGCGCAGAAAAACCTGACTGATGAAGAGTGGAGAGTTCTGATGCAAGATAAACCTTCTCGCGGAAGAAAAGCGCAGCCTAGTGTAGAAAAACCTGCAAAACAACCCGGAGTGTATGAAATGTTGCACGACGATAAATATTATATGACAAACCCCCGTCGCGGAGGTGCCGTAGGTACAAAAATGAAGAAAGACCTTGCTAAAATGCTTGGCATTGTGAGGGACGTTTGATGCCCCTAACAGACAAAGGCAAAAAGATCATGCAATCTATGAAACGCACATACGGGGGACGCAAGGGTGAACAAGTCTTCTACGCAACGCGCAACGCCGGAAAGATTAAAGGCGTCGAGGAAGCAGAAGAACTCAAGAAAGGTGGCAGGGCTGGAAAAACTCGCAAACCGTCGAAGTCTAAAGCGAAGGGCAAGAGTCGAGTTAATGAGGCTGGCAACTACACTAAGCCCGGAATGAGAAAGCGTCTCTTCAATCGCATCAAGGCAGGTGGCAAGGGCGGACGCCCCGGACAGTGGTCGGCGCGTAAAGCCCAGATGTTAGCCCAAGCCTACAAAAAAGCAGGGGGCGGTTACAAAGACTGATGAAGCACGTCTTTCTCCTGTTTGTCTTTCTTGGCACAGGAGAGGACAAACGTCAAGTCAGCAGTGACATGTACTTCCGAGATTTGAACGAATGCGTATGGTACGCACAAAAACTCCACAAACAAGGGAAAAAGGTGACGGCATACTGCCTACCCAGATTAGTCGATGAAAGTGTACGAGTTTATTGATGTTAGCCGAACTTGCTGCTGCAAATGCTGCCTTCGCTGTGATCAAGACAGCGGTACAGAACGGCAAGGATATTGCCGCTGCAGGTAGTGCTATTGCCAACTTTGTGGGTG